TCAAGAACACTTCTGTTAACAACCAAGCGATGCTGGTTAAGAACAGGCTCCAGACTGTCAATGATACGATCTTCCTTTCTAACATTAGCTCTAGTTTCTTCTATGTAGATTGCTTGTTTTGTGTTGATGAGATGCTTTTTAAAGAGTTCAGCGACTATACCGTCACCGAAGTTAGACTCTATAAGGAGAGTAGAGACGTTGTACTTCTTACAACCTTTAAGGATGTCTAGAAGTGTGTTGTCACTGTAGCCGTCTTTATAGGCACGCATTTCGTGGAGGTAGAGGAAGCCGTTTCTTTGTGATAGATAGCTAACGGCTGTTTCGTCACTACCTCTTCCGGATGGGTCTACGCTACATATTGTTTCTTGGTAGTCGTCCCACGTACCTACGATGTCCATAGGGCTGTAGAAGTAGTCTCCTGGTAAGCCTACGGTAGGTGCATCTTTAATAACGTTTCGTGGATCTGAGCACCATACAATAGACTCTGGAGCTTGTGTTGGGTTAACTGAGGTAACTATTAGGTCAGACATCTTAAGTGGGAACTTCTCAGCGTCAGACAAGCTTGTATCAAGCATGAACTGCAGCATGAAGTTAGAACGTCCCATTGACGCTTCACGTTGTACTAGGTCGTCGTCGTCGAAGCGATCTGGATCTGTACATTCCCAAGGATCTGCACCATTATCTATGTCTTCTTGTAGTTGAGGAGCTATTTGTCCTTCATAGCTGGATAGCTTTCTGGGGTATCTGCTCGGCCAAACAAATGGACGATACGAGCGCTCTGCAAGCTTATTATAAACAGTAAAGCAACTCTGAGGAGTCCCGAGATAGCAAATACGAGAATCATCTTTTGGTGTGAGAATTGATTCCGCTTCTGTGCAAAGTTGAAGAAGTTTTTCACGCATCATCTCCGTCATACTGTTTCCTGGTACTTCGATATCGTCGAGGACCATTAAGTCCGCGCGTGATCCAGTTAGCTGACCAGTAATACCCACGCTCTTCACTGAAGGTGCTTGGTGCGGAGAGCAGGCAACGTCGAAGCTTATTCGCGACCATCTTGAGTCGTCTGATTTGGGTTGTAAGTGGCTTAACCAAGGTGTTTCTATTATTAGTTTTTGTAAGAAGATGGACATGTTGTCTGCGCGCTCTTTGGAGGCGGAGATAATCATGATCTTCTTTTCTGGGTCTTTGAATAGGGTCCATAACACGAACGCGCCTGTAATCCAAGATTTACCAACTCCTCGGAAAGCTTGAATCTGTAGACGTTTAGGTCCGTGTTGTAAGTAGTCCGCTATTGCATATTGCGCTCTTGTCGGGGAGGGGAGGTCAAGCTGTTCCCATAATGCTTGCAGAAACAGCTTGAAATCGTCCTGTAAGGCGCCTAAAACGTCATTCATGTACGAAAGTGGAACGGTTTATTTTGGAGGCTGCTGTAGCTTCAAATTCTGGGCTTTGCGTTGTTCGAGGACTGTTTCCCAGTCGAATGAAGCTAAAGATGAAATTATGTCGTCATCTGTCATTAGTAATTCAGCTTCTGTTTTAGTTATCTTGTTAAAGTATTTACCTACAGTTATTTTCCAAGTTCTATCAACACCTATAGCGTCTAGGACATCATCTGGTGCATCATTTCTGTGTTGTTTTGCATAATTAGGATTTTTAGCTTCAGCCCATAGATTCCTAGCTGTCATTGGTCCTCCTAATGCCGCAGCTTTACCATGACCAGCAGTCATCCCTGGTGGTATAGCTCTTAGTACGTCTTTGACAGTTCTTATATTCCATTGTTGAAACTCTATAAAGTTTTCAGGAGTATATACACCAAATTCTTCCATAGCTGCAATTACCTCTTTTTGAGGTTTGCTTCCTTCTGGTAAGGAGTAAGCTCGGTTATCTTTGCCTTCCGCTAAGCTTACGTCCATTCTTTTTTGGTCGTTATATTTTATATCTTCAGCTCTTTTTGTCTTTCCCCAACTCTGTCTAGGTTTAGCTCGGGCAGGTACTCCATCTTTCACTACATTTCCTATACTTCCTTTTTCTTGCATGAACGGTACATCGTCAAAAAACACGTTACGTTTATTACTTACTGAACCAGACAATGCAAGAGAATCTCTTAGTAGACGATCCTTTTCATCAGTATCTATAACTAATCGACCATCTTTTCTTGTCCAGTTTTGTGCATTAATTTCGTTTACATATTGCTGATACTCAGGTAACTTTCGAATTTTTAACGTACCGTTCCCATTGCCGTTGCTACCATTCTTCATAGCCGTCAGCAGAATGCCGAAGGCGTCGTTGAAGCCGTTTTTAGCCATTAAAAAAGCCGCCCTTGCGGACGGCGGTTATTTGTACAGTTGGGTGTTTAACTTTCTTCGAGTTCTCTTTGAGTTACTGCTCGACCTAATAACTGTTTCATTCGTTTGTCACTTATATTTCCATAAGCTCGTCTGAGAGCTTTCTTACGTCTCTCTTGGTTCTTATTCTTTTTATTAACTTTTAATTTTTCTGGTTTATTAGAGTTTTTATTTTCCTTATCTAATACCCCACCTTTCTTCATCTTCGTCCAGCTAACCTTAGATGCATCTTTGTTCCCGCCACCTTTTTGAGATACTGGCTGTTGATTACTGGTTTTATTATTTGCTGTAGAGTTTTTCGTCTCAGGCTTTGGCTTTTTAACTCCCCATTTAGGACTTGGAGTTTGGACTAGATTCTTATAACCATATGATTTTCTTTCACCTTTACGAATTTGTTTTCCTTGCCTTCTAAATTCATCTAGAGTCATTTTCTTTCCTCTAGTTCTATAATCTAGCTGTTTCATAACTCTATCAGTAAGATCACCAGCAGCCCAATCAGCCGCATAACCTAAGCCAACTGTCCTTAAGCCTTTACCTATTTTTGCTGCTTTACCTACACCTTTTCCGATTTTCAGACCCTTCTGAATAGCCTTAGTTCCTTTTATGGCTCTGGTCGTTTTAGCAGACGGTGTTTCAGGTCTTACTCTGGAGAAGGTACGTTTCGTTTTAACGTATTGTTTAGCTTTTTCAGCTCCCTTTTTAATTGTTTTACTAGCTTTTTTTGCTTGAGTTTTAAGCTTGTTTTTTAATCGCCCTAGCTTTGTTTTAGCTGTAGCTGGTTTACCTACTTTTGGAGTAGACTTTGAGGGGGATTTAGGTTTTGGTTTAGGTCTAGAGTAGGTTTTGCCTCCTTTTCTCTCCCTTATCCTCATATCTTTTTGTCTATTAGACTTTGGCTTTGTCTTATTAGTACTTTTTGGTCGTTTACTTTTTCTAATTTTAAGTTTATCTAACCGACCTTGAAACGCTTTGATAACGTTATCTTTTGCCAGTGCTTCTAATATTTCTTTTGGTAAGAACTCCATGGTTAATTAATATGTTGAAGAATGATCATTTCTCTCAGAGGTCGATGTCCATATGTCTGACGCATCCATCTGAGCCAATTACTGCTACCTTTCCCTTGATTACAGGCTTTGCACGCGGGTACAAGATTGCTTGTAAGATCTTCTCCGCCTTCTGTTTTAGGTTTGACATGGTCGAGTGTAAGTTCATGTAATTCATGTTTTCTCCCGCAATAAACGCATTGACAATCGAAGTGCTCTTTAATAGCTCTTCTCCAGAGCCGTTTAGCTTCAGGGCTTGTCATGGTTATTAGGTTGTATAAGTAATGTTGTGGGCTAGGTAGTAATGGGGTCATTTACGAATCTTTAAAGCTTTCCTTCCTCTGCGTCTATTGACACTTGGGTCTTGGAGTTTGCCTTTGTTGCCTGCACCTGTATGGGCTGCATCTTTGCCATCTCCGTTGCCATAAGTACCTAGAGTTCGATTCAGTTTGTTAGCTGCGACTCGTATCTTTAATCCCTTTTCTGTTTTGTTGTATCTGGCTTGTTGTTTAAGCCTTTTTCTTCTAGCTCGTGGGTTGGATTTGTAATAGTCGCTAGTACTTTGCTTTCGCATATAGTTTTGCCTTTACTAACTCTGGGTCTACTTGTGGCATAACCTGTGCCAACTTTTCCAATGGGTTGCCGTTATAGGCGACTCCACTAATGTCATTCGTCTTCAACCAGTCACAGGCTGCTTTCAAATCTTGTGTAGTTGCTTCGCCACTTTTGACCCGATTAAGGAATTCTTTTGTGACTAGGTTATGGAGTTCGTTAAACTGGTCTTCAGTGGCTTTCTTCATTAGGCTTTCTTCTTCTTAGGTTTAACAGTTTTAGGTTTAGGAGGTTTAGGTGCTGGAGGTTTAGGAGGTTTAGGTGCTGGAGGTTTAGGAGCAGATCTCTTTCTCTCATAACGACCTGTAGAAGGGTCAATCTTTTTACCCTTCATATCTTCTGCAACTTTTTTCCAGTCCTCTTCTGTCATTTTGAATGCCATAATTAGCTTCCGGGGAATAAGTTCTTCTTGATTAATTCGACTGCCTTATCATCAATGGTGTTATCAGTTGACTCTGAGTATGCTTCGAGTAGTTGTATAACTAATTCCTTAACAGCAGAAGAGCTGAGGAATGCCATGAGGATGGGCTTGATAAGTACGATCATTTTCAAAATAGTCCGAATTTCTTTTTAGGTTTTGTGGGTGGTTGTGTTTCTTTTAGATATGCAGAGATAGGTATGACATCAACACACATATTCGCTACACGGCTACCAGGTCTCAGCATGAAACCCTTAGATTGCAGCTCTGCACATTTGAGAGTACGAACAAGCTCATAATCAAGTCGCATCTTTTCTTCTTGCCTTGCAGCAATGGAGAGACAACGTTTTAATCCTCTACGATCCAATGGGACCATAAAGTTAATCTGTGCTCCCCAGTTTTCTGCAACGGTATAGTTCTTTTGCTCCATACCTATCTCATCATCTATATCCCATGGAGTCGTATGATTTCCCATATAGAATGGTGAGAAAGTCATAGTACTTCCATTGCACGAGATATTAGGTCCGTAGTGCTGTCTCGACGGTGCTCCATTGTTTTGGAATTGCACTGCTTGATTGGTCACATTTCCGGTAGCAGCAGCTACGGGATTGGAGACATTATTGTTCTCTTCTTCTGCACGAACTGGTGCTACTGAGAGAAGACTGATAAGGAGACCGTAGTAGACGAGGTATCGATTTCTCTTTCTATTTCGGTTACTGACAATACCTGACTTGCTGCTCTTGATACTATCTCTAGTGAAAAGGGATCTCCAGCTGTGTGTAAGGTGAATACCGAATCTGAATCGGCAATACCTCCTGATGAAGCTGAGGTATGAGTAATGTTTTCTCCACTCCACTTGCTCAGGGCTGACCCGTAAGTGGTGGTGGTTATCTCCTCTACGATTTCTTGAGTTGTTGTTGTTGTACTGTTCATCGACCCTTGGGTGAAGTTTGGGGTCACTAATTCTGCTCTTGCTGCTGTGGGTGATGCCAGTAATAAGAGTACTATCCATTTTTTCATGTTTCTTTTTTCTTTGCCATAGGACATTCAACGATTGCTTTACCGTTACCGTTTTTATTACCGTTATTTGTCTGAAGTCCAAACGAATATAAAGCCGACCCAAAAATCGAGGCAACAAAAGTTATATCTGTGTTTTGAGTCTTTTTGATCATTGGTATCTCAACGTAGTTAAGAGTTATGATCAAATAAAGCCCGACCAGACCACGACACCAAGACGTACAAAAGTACCAAGCACTTGAATATGATGCTCAGTATCTTCTATTCCACCTTTTAACTTGGTGAGGAGGTTTTTAGTCGGGCTTTCCTTTTTTTCTTCCATGAATCAACTTTTCCTTGTAGGAATTTCTGTACTTTCTTTTTAATTGGTTCAAATAAAGATGACGTAACAGAAGTAGTTGCTACAGCTACTACAGCAGTAGTAACGGCTGTCACTACTACTGCAGGTTCTGGTACTGGCATCTGTATATCTATAACAGGTATTTTTAAACTAGGTTGTGCTACTTCTTCAGTAGTTTCTTCCTTAACATCTGGAGGTGCTTCTAAATCACTTGGAGGTATAACGATTGGTTTATAAGATGGAATACCTGCTGTTGGAGGTTTAAAATCTAAAGGTGGTAACTCTATACCTTTAGGCATTTTAGGAGTTATTAGTTTTAATCGTTCCATCCACTAGCTGTTTTAATTGAAATAGCACCTTCATTCCAGCTACCATTTACATTGATATAGACATTTGTAGCTGTTTGCCATGTACCATTGATGTTTACATAAACAACATTAGTAGGGTCGGCTGGTGCCGTACCTCCATACGGCTGGCATATCTGAGGTAAAGACCAGCCAATAATATCTAAAGCAAATGTACTAGCTGATGCAGATACGTCAGCATTAGCTTGTGGTAAGGACCAACCTATATAATCAAGAGTAAGTACATCACTTGCGGTAGGTAATGCCATCTACCCCTCCAACTCTTTGAGTTTTGCCTCTGCCTCTTCTTGATCCTTTTTTAATTGCTCTTCTGCTTCTTGTACTAATTTTTCTGTCTCAACTTCTTTGTCTACAGCAGCATCTAAAACCGCTTGATCCTGTTCTGTGTCATAAATAAAACTGTAATTTTTACTATCGTTATATCTAACGACATGTAATATTTTTCCGCTTGGAAGTGTATCTTTTAGGATTATTGAATAAGTCATTTTAAGCTTGGGTTGCGGCTACATCGTCAAAATATACATAATATCCAGGTCCATCATAAGCTTCTAAACTAATATCAACATAACCACTAGAAGTAGGAGTAAAGTTTAATGATATTTGTTCCCAAGTATTAACACTTCCGCTAGTAATAGCTGTTACATCACTAGATAAACCAATTAGAGTATTTAGCTTTGCTTTTAATCTTCCTATGGCTGAAGTATTAGTTCTATAACACCAAACACTAATAGTAACTTGTGAACTTGCATTAACTGCAATACTTCCTAATTCAATAGCAATTGGTGATCCTGTTGTTGCATTGCTACTATTTTGAGTTGCAAATTTCCATGAATAACCTGATGCAGTTTTTCTAATAGATTGATTTGGATAAATTAAACCATTTCCATAGAAATTTTCTATCGCTCCACTAACTCCTCCTGCTGTTCTTTTATGCCAAGAGCCGCTTGTTATAGCAATAGGAGAACTAGAATAATCCCCCGTTATGCTGTCATTCTCAGTGAAAAGTTTTCCATCTGTAATTTTAATTTTCTTATCTACAATTGTTGGTCCATTAGTTATGGTAGCAGTTGACCCATCTGTTATATCTAACGCTTCAGGTTGCCAGGAATATTTATATCCAGCATCATCCTGTGAATATGTATAAGTTTGAGCATTTAATGTACTCTTTGCTCTTACACGGAAAGGGTAAGAACAATTTTTAAGTACTATATTGTCGATATTCAAAGTGAATTGTGTTGAGCTATAATGAGTAGGCTGTGTTGCACTAGAAATTTCTAATGTATCTGCATAAAATGGTGCGCCATTGTAAAAATTTATTAGGTTGCCATTGTACATACTTCCTCTAACGGCAAGCTTATTAAACACATAGTTTGAGCTGCTGTTAGACAAATAAAGTGCTTGAGACGAAGAACCACCGCCTGATATATGAACATTAAAATTAGCTTTATGTGCAGAAGTAGCATTGTTACCACTAGAATCTACAGCCCTCCAACCAGATGATTGAAACCAAGTATTACTTCCATAAAAATGTCCAACTATATTTAATTTTTCACAAGTACCTTGAGCATAAAAACCACTACTTTGGCTATCAATTATGAAATCATCAACTTTATACTGAGTCCCATTAAATTGAACTGTATTATGAGCACGACAAACACCTAATTTTTCAACATGTAGATAATTTCCTGATATGTAAAATCTATTTTTATGTCTTTTATAATCTAATATACTGTGGTTTAAATTTTGAGAAGAGTAATCAGAGTTCCATCCACCTGAAACAGTAACAGGATTACCAGATGAACCATTAAAATCAATATGTAAGTTTGTATCTGTACCTTCATCTAAAGTAGAATCTTGTACTTGAATACATTCTCTTTTATAAATATTAGCATTAGTATAATCAGCGGCAAATCCTACAACCCTTCCAGAACCTTGATAGCCGTGGGGTTCAGCATTTAATGGAGCACAAAAAAATTCAATTCTAGTTTTACCATCTGGTAAATCTCTAATACTTTTTGGTGATCTCCAATATGGATCATCCGTAGTATTAAATCCAACTAAAGATTTATGGGTAATACTATCGTTTTGATCTGAAGCCTTACACGCAATAATATTTGATATATTAAAATTTCTAGCACCTTCATCTGTATCAACATATATAGCAACTGAATTTATATTTCCACCACTTGTTAATGCTTCCCCAAAATCTTTAACAAAAGGTTTCCATCTCCAAGATGAAGAATTACCTGAAAAATCTATTGGTATAGATTTAACACTACCTGTTCCATCTGATCCAGTGCATAATCTTAACGATAATCCATTTGTATATGTTCCAGAATGTTGTGCCATCTGAAACGAAATCTGTTCGTATTGACTATCAGATAATGCTGTTATTTGAAAATAAGCTGCTAAGCCTGTTCCATGATCAGCTCCTATTTCTATTTTATCTGAACAGCAATGTTCAAAGTTTTTATGAGTAGATGACCATTCAGGATTATTGTTATGTTCTAAAGCACAAGTAACATTAGCTGCTGCTGTCCAACCACTTGTTCTAGGTCCAGTAGAAGCTAAGGCTTTTATAGGTGTACTGTTTAAATATAAAACTTTACCTGTAGACGGCCACCAAGAGCCAAAAGAACCTGATGGTGTCCCTGCACTTGTAGCTTGAAATTCTTCTATTTTATAAGTAGCAGTCGTACCAGACATACTCCCAACCATTGCTCCAATTTTCCATGTACCATTGAGATTTCCTTTATCAAAACTATTTCCTTCTATTTCAACAGTTTCGCCAACCATTGAACCACCACCCGTCAATGAGTTGATGTCACAGGTCGTTTCACCTGCTGTTGTTGAACAAGTAAAATTAGAAAAACTATTAGTTGACGAGTACCACATAGCATGTCCCCATGCCATTTTTGCCGATGCTGTTCCTAATAAAGTTGGGTTTGGAGAACCTTTTATTTTTACTGTATCTCCGGCTCCTGGTGTCCCTGCTGTAATAGCTGGAAAGTCTTTTGCTGGTGTACTAGTTGTGCCACCATTTCCACTACCAGCAGCAAAATCTACATAATAAGTAGCCATTTATAAATACCTCAATATTTGATCCATACATCACCTGAACTTCCACCTGAAGGTACTGAAGTTGAAGCTGTAATTTTTCTCATGCCTGTTGCATCGTGAGCAGAGCTTGCACTTGTAAGTGTTATGTAAGAGTTGGCATCAACGGTATAACTACCTGCACCTGTTCGTTTCATAAGACCATTAGAACTAAAGTCACCGTCCATAACAGCTCCTGCTGCAGCGACGTTAGTTGTATTAACTGTTGCATCTGAACCGTCAGCACCGTCAGCACCGTCAGCTCCTGCTGCTCCTGCTGGACCTGTAGCTCCGTCATTACCGTCTGAACCTGCGGCTCCTGCTGGACCTTGTGGACCTGTTGGACCTGCTGGTCCAGTCGCTCCGTCATTACCATCTGCACCTGCGGCTCCTGCTGGTCCAGTCGCTCCATCGTTACCGTCAGCACCTGCTGCACCTTGAGGACCAGTTGGACCTGTCGGACCTGTAGATCCTGCAGCTCCGTCTGAGCCGTCAGCTCCAGCGGTTCCTGCTGGTCCCTGCGGACCCGTTGGACCTGTAGCACCATCATTGCCGTCAGCTCCAGCGGCTCCTGCTGGTCCCTGCGGACCCGTTGGACCTGTAGCACCATCATTGCCATCAGCTCCTGCTGGTCCCTGTGGACCTGTCGGACCTGCTACACCTGTAGCCCAAGTATTATCACCTCTCAAATAAGTAGAAGATGATGCTGTTCCA